ATGTCAATAGTTTTAAACTGTGACATTTTGCTCAGTAGATCCTGATTGGGATTTACTGTTAGTGCAGTGGTTAATCGTAAATTAACGTCAGGTGCAATGCCTAGATCTATCATCCAATCAATCAGTTTCTTCATCCCGGGCTGTATTAGACTTTCCCCGCCAATGAAATGCACGTAAAAATGCTCGTACAAGTCTTTCTTTTCTAGAATACTAGCAGTGATAAACTCCCAGTGCTCAGGGCTGTTGCTAATATCCACTTCGTATTCAGAGTCTACAACGGAATTGGTTATTCTAGCGTAGGTAGAGCTTTCTGTGGGGCTACAGCTTCTACAGGCTAGATTGCAAAGATTGCTGAACTTTACTCTAACTTCGTAATCATTTACTGTATTAGTATCAATGAACTTTTGCAGTCGCTGTTCTGGGTACATTAGAAAGCCTACCACACGTTCGCTTTGGCCACCGTGGGCTTCTTCTGATTTACAACGATGGCAAGCTACAGGCCATTCTCCTGCCTGCTGTTGTGCTTTTATTTCTGCAAATGGATCTAGGCCCGCACTAGGTACAAATGTCCTAGCGTCTAGATTGCAACAACAAGTCTTGTAAATGTCATTGGGTACAAAGTCAGAATGCCGTACATCTAATGTGTTATAGGGCGCTATACACAGGCTAGGATTGCTCTGTGCTAGCGATAAGTGCTTATCAACTTGGCCTTGTACAGATGCATCAGTTGATGTCATGGTCTTTGAGATATACCATTGGATTCAAATTAGCAAACAGTTTGGCTTGCAAGTCTTTGATTTGATTGAACAATTCGTTTTGTTCGCGAATGTATTCAGTAGTGTAGTCCATTGGCGTAGGGGGTGGCAAGTCAACTCTACTGGTTATTTCAGCACCATCTCGTTCAACCATACGCAAACCATGTTTACGTGCTAGATGTTGTATCTTGGCATTTTGTGTAATGCAGTGCATAAACACAGAATGAACTCCACGTGTTGTACCCCAGTCTACCATGAACACCATTAATCGGTCTGCAACGCCTTGCCCTTGATGATCACCTTCAACACTTACTGCTAATTCCCAGTTATCGCCTTCGCGGGCAAGATGTCCAAAGCCCAGGATTTTGTCTCCTAGTGTAGCAGTGAACAAATGATGATCGTCAAAATGATACAGCATTGACAGTATAAACTGATCAATAGCATCATCTTTAATGTTATAACAGAAACGAGTATAACGGTCTGTTTCGCTTAGATTCTTAAGGTGCTGTGCATACGCAGGCAAAGCCGTAATATCAACGTGATTTATTTTCATACTCTAAAACTTTCGCCGCAACCACAACGGTCACGTTCGTTAGGATTGTTAAATTGGAATCCTTCATTAAGGCCCTGGCGCACATAGTCTATTGTCATGTCTTTAAGATATACGCAACTCTTGGGATCAATAAAGATCTTGCAGTCGCCGCAATCAAAGCACTGATCTTCGGGCTGTGGAGTATCTACATATTCTAACACATACGCAAGTCCCGAGCATCCTGTGGTCTTTACGCCCAGTCGAATACCTTGACCACTACCGCGGCGTGTTAATGTTTGTTGAATCTTTCGGGATGCTGCATCAGTTAGAGAGATCATGTTTCTTTCGATAATCTTCTACTGCTGCCTTTATTGCGTCTTCTGCTAGAATACTGCAATGGATCTTTACAGGAGGAAGGGCAAGCTCTTCGGCAATGTCACTGTTTTTAATAGCTGACGCTTGATCTAATGACATTCCTTTTACTAGCTCTGTGATAAGTGAGCTTGATGCAATTGCTGAACCACATCCGTAAGTTTTAAATCTTGCATCTGTAATGATTCCGTCTTGAACTCGAATCTGAAGTTTCATTACATCACCGCAAGCAGGTGCGCCTACCATGCCTGTACCAACAGTATCGTCAATATCAAACTTACCTACATTTCTTGGATTCTCGTAGTGATCAACAACTTTATCTGAATATGCCATATTAACCTTGTACTAGTACCCAGCGGTAACAATTACAGTTAGCATCCAACAGTTGTTCATAATGATAACCGTACGGTGCAGGTGGAAGTGCTACAGGGGCAGGAGCGTATACTACAGGTGGTTGCACAGGAGCAGGACGAGTTACGCCATACACAATGGCTCCACCAATTAGTGCAGGGGCAACCCAACCCCAGCTAGAGCCGCCATGATGCCCGTGATTGTTATGTCCGTTGTGTCTGTGTTGTGCAAATGCACCGAAACTCAACGAAATTAAAACAAGTGCAATAAGTTTTTTCATGATACGACTCCTAATATAGTGATTGTACTATATTTAACGTTTTAGGTCAACCAAAAGTTGACTTAAACGCCGCGGTCTTTGTTCATAGCCTTTTTGGCAGCGCCGGCTACTATGTCTTGTGCTCTATTTACTGGCATATGGGTAGGTCCCACACCAGCACCTTTAAAAAGGATTTCTCCTGTGTTTGGATCCAAGGGTTCTAGCATCTGGTCCAAAGGAGGCTGACCAACAACGTCAGCAATGTTTGAAGGGGTAACATTAATGCCCAGGCTTTGTGCTAGGCTAATAAATGTTTGTTGGCTGATCTTTTTCTGAGCGCCTGTGTCGTCAGCTCTGCCGTTAAGAAACTGGACCAACCCCATCAATTGATCGGGTCTGGCCACAGGATTCGAAATGCTTTCGACTTCGTTGATTCTCATTATCTACGAGCGCGGCCTAAACCAGCACCGCCTGCAGGCTCTTCTTCAGCTGGAGCAGCTAAGTCATCAGCAGCATCTGCTTCTAGGTCTGCACCAGCAGCCATATCAGCACCAGCAGCAGCCATATCAGAACCACCTAATGCAGCGTTAGCAGCGGCTTCACCAGGAACTGGAGGGGGAGTTTGTCCTGTTACTACACCAAGTGCAGCATCCATTTGCTGTTTAGCGCCTTGTAGGTTTTGCATCAAGCCAGTTAATGCAGCACTTGCGTCAGCATTAAATTGTGTAGCTTGGTCAATACCTACTTGATTCTTAATAGAGTCAACTAAGGCTGGGAGTTCTTTGAACTGTAGTTCACTTACATCTTCCAACATGCCTTGCATCTTGTCTACCATGTCTTGTGCAGCCAATACAACTTGAGCTTGTTGAACTTCAGATTCATTCAAACGCTTCATTGCTCTGCGCAAACGGCTTTCAGCTTGCATCATAGCAGCACCAGCAACAAGTTTTTGTTCATCTGGTGTTAATGTTTGACCAGCTTGACTCTTCTTGAGTGCAGCAGCCAACTTTGGATCTGGTGGTGTATTAGCAGCAGGTGCGCCTGGCTTGACTGGTTGTCCAGCTACAGCAGGTTGTTGTCCTGGGACAGCAGGCTTCTGTGGTACACCAGGTGCTGCTGGAATAGCAGGCATCATGTTTTCGTTGAGTCGACTTCTAAGAGCCTGTTCCATCATTACCAATTTAAGGTAACTAGGATTCTGTTGACTCTGATATCTATCTGAGCTAGAACGGTGTTCACGGAGCAAGCCCTGTACACGATTCAACAGATGTTTTGTTTGACGGCTGTTTAAACGGTCAAATTCAATGGTAGATCCAAAGTAACTTTCGAAAACTTTAGCGATTTGTTTTGTTGGCGACGCGGTGGCCAGTTCTTGCAGTTTCATTTGAGAATCCTCTAATTTGCATATATTTAGTCGAATTTAAACATTTCTCCAATTCGGTATCAAGCACTAAAAGATAGTCTTTTTTGCTTTGTACCTTGGTGGTTACTGATTCATAAAAGTCAGCGGAGCGACTCTTTTCGGCTAGTGCTTGACGACATTTTATATCTGCTGCCAGGCTGTGTTTTTTATTGTCTAATGTGTGTATTGTACGTGCCAACGTGAATTGATTACGCTTGTCTGCAATACACCAGCTAATAGCAGATTTCTTACTGCCAAATTCCATAGAATCTCTGTTTGACATGCTGACCACAAACATGTCTTTAACAGTTGTGATCTTGTATGTGCCAAAAGCCAGTAACGCACCTGCACCCACAGAAACAATCAATTGATCCTGTAGTGCTGCAAGCTCACGCTCTGCAAATGCTTCTAGCTTTTTTGTTTTGTTCATTTTAATACGTAGTGAGTAACTAACCAGCCGCATGCACCAATCAAGGTGACAATAATACCAAGGCCCCAATTAATCAATCTATCATTATTTTTAGTGGCCATTGACTCCACTGTGGATTTTACAGCTGATACTGACGATACAATTGTAGCCATTTTTTCATCTACGTCTTCTAGTTTTGTCTCGAGAAACTTGTAACGTTCTGCACATAGCTCTACGTGTGCTTCCAAGCTCTTTTTCTCGATATCGGTGGTATCAACCATTTTGTTTGTCTCCAGTTACTTATTTATAGATACAAACCAAATATTCTGATCTGGGCCAGTGGTTACTAACACTGACTGATCTGTTTTTGTTTCACGCAGGCCCACTACCATTGGTACACCTGCACACTCATTTAATAGACCGGATAACTCGCCGTCTGCACCGTCGTAAACGTTGATATTGTCCACTTCAAATTCAAACTGCCACACCCCTTCTAGGTTGGGCAAAGGAGTTACATTGTCAGGCTGTGTGCGCAAGGCAATTAATTGATTAACTGTTTCCCAGTTGCGTTGTTGATTACGTGCATAGTTCCAGTCACCTTGATGCTTGATCAATTGTCCCACACGGTCGTTGAAGGGAATCTGACTGGGTCTGAAATGACCGGTGACTCCAGTAGCACTGCAATCAAAATAGGTTCTGCACAATATTTTCATTCTACCAGTATTTAACGGCCAACAAAAAACCCAGGATATTTCTAACCTGGGTTTTGTTGTTAATCAGCGAGTGATTAAGATGCAGCGAGCTTGAAGCCAATGCTTGTGCAGCTATCTAACTGGTAACCTGTGTAGGTAATGTTAGCAGCAGACAAGAAACCAGCAGCTTGAGTGCTAGCGTTGCCGAAAGCGCCTGTTGGGTATGTAGCAAAGCTCAATACTGTACCATCAACTTGGTACATAGCGATTGTAGAAGTTTGTTGGATAGCGTTGATAACGTTAGCAACATACTCTTGAACGCCTTGTTGTGTAGCAACAGAAGTGTTAGCAACAACACGGAAGAAGTCCAGTTTAGGACCAGCAGGTTGAACTGGGGTAGCAGCAGTAGAAGCAGAAGCAGCTACTGGACCGTTTTGTACGTCTAACGCAAATACCGGTTGTGCGTCACCATTTACAGGGGTAATATAAGCCATTTTAATTTTCCTTTAAGTTTGTGGGTCTTTTGACCCTACACTTATTTACCATCTTGGCAAAAATCACGTGCCTTGAGGGTTATTTCTCTGTCGATTCTGAGCAGTGAAAGCGTTGGGATCAAAGCGATTAACAGCTTTAGCATAGCCTGCAGGCGTGGCCATAACCCAGCCTTCTTGGCCAGGATGCTGTGTGTCTGCTTGACGCAGGATATCCATCTTCAAGTCATGCAACAACAAGAACGCAGAGAATGCCGCTGCCAGTGCAGGTGTGTTTGATGTGGGGCTTTGCAAGTATTCTACAATGTTACGGAACTTCTGTGGAGTAACTTTGGTTTGTAACCACTCCCCGAATTCAGGCAATAGTGTAGCAGGGTTCAGTGGTGTTCCTACCTTGGTGTTGATATAGTCCACACACAGCTTGGCTAGGTCAGTGATCTTGTGTGCTCGCAACTCTGTGGGGTTGAATAACACATCAATGTTGCGACCGTCTGTGCGAACTAACTGCTTGAGCTGTTTGATAACATTAGACTCTGCTTGTAATGCTTTAGGAGTAGCTGGCTTTTCTAACATCAAGCCAGGTACTTCGTTGAATCGCACGCCACTAAGTGGTTGACGCTCGTCGCCTACATCTGCGTACATCGAGTGTATAGCAATGCCAATGTTGGAATTACCAATGCGTTGACCCAAGGGACTCTTAGCTGGAATTCTATACTCGACAGTGTTGGGACGGAACACATAGTTCCCCGAAATCTCAGGTGGAGTGTCCATGTACAACAAGTCACCTTTAACATAGCCCCGGAAGTTAGGGGGCAAGGCTGCATCCAGCACAGGAAACAGATTTGCATACAATTGAATTAGTTCTGTTCTATCTCCAGAACGCTTGCTTTGAATATCAGCCATCATTCTGGGGCTAGTAGCCAAACCATCGTAGCCTTTTGCTTCAAATCCAGAACCGTCTGTTAACACAAACTCGCCTGTTGAAGGCTTGCGGCCAAATATCACAGCAGGTTTGCCGTCCCATTTAGCAGTTGTTGTAGAGGGCTGTTCAGTTGCATGCTTAACAATCTCAATAGCGTCTGTAATGCCAGATGTACCACGACGGAACACTAGATCTTCAAGGTGTTCAATGCCCTTGGCTCTGCCGCCTACGCCAGGTTGTTCAGCTTCAATCAAGGGTGAGTAACCTTGATTAACAATACGATCACGCAGGCGTCCTAAAAAGCCCACATCATCTTCTTTGATAGTATCATCAAATGGCGTGCCTTCACGCTCCATGTGTGCTTTAAAGTCTGCAATTTTAGCGTCACGCTTGGGATCATTCTTTAAAGCATTTAAAATAGATTCTACAGATAACAAATCATTTGCAGTTGCACCGGGATTCAGCAGGATCTTGGCCACACGGTTGGGATCGTCTGTAATGATTTCATTTGTCCCACGGTCTTGAATACCATCATTTTGATTTAATTTATAACCCTGTGCTTTGGCCATGGAGTTAAGCATGATGTTACGCAGTGCGCCTTTGTATTGGCTAGCAGGATCGTTGCTCAATACAAATTGACTCCATGTAGGCTTTTTAAAGAACATAAAGTCTGTTTGTACAAAGCCATTCTTTGGATTGCCATTAATGGGTGTTTTAAAGTGTACGCTGTTGCCAGTCATCATTACCCAGCCATTACGGAATTTAGTACTGTTACGAATTTGATCAGCAGGAATACCTTGACTCTGTGCCCATTGAGTTAGTACTTGTAGCAGCTCTTCTTTGGATACTTCATTTGCATTAACCAACAAGTCCAAGTCGCCACTGGTTGCTTTGCGCCCTGTAGAGCCCAGCCATTTAACTGGCAAACCATCAACAGGGCTCTTTTCATTGGTAAAGTCCAGGCCTGTCAGAGCTTCTAGCCATTGCACAGTTGGACCTACATTGGCCTGATCTATACGTTGTGTAAGCTCAGTACCTTGCTCATCTTTAAAGATGTTTCCGCCTTCGAATAAGTCTCTTAGTAGTTTCATTATGCTGTTGTGCTTTTTTGTATTGCTGCTTGTGCAGCGGCATGTCGCGGGTTGCTAGCATTGTAGGGCTTGCCGTCATACAACAATCCGCCTTTAGGGCTCACTGTAACTTCGGCTGCGCCGCCAGCGGTGCCACCTGAATTAGACTGGTTAAATGCTTTGACGTTTTGTGCTTGAACAATGAACGTTGCTGCTTTTTGCCAGGCTCTTTGCATTGCAGCAGGATCTGGTTTTGGTGCCGTTGTAGCTGTCATAACTTCATCCATTGCTGCAACTAATCTAGCGTCAGTTTCTTTTGCCTGGCCATTACCTGAGTCCATTGCAGCTAACTGTGTGGTATCAAAGCCCACTAGTGAATTTACTAGGCCCAACAACTCAACTTTAAGTGTAGTTTCCTTTAATTGGCTTGCAGAAGTAGCAGGAGGTACACTCTTGACCAACATGTTTTGTACTTCTTTTACCCAGGTTTCATTTGCTTTTCTAGCCAAGCTCTGTATTAATGGGGCGCTCATTTTCATGCCTGCGGCTTGTGCGCTGCCAGGAGAAACCACGTTAGGATTACCTGCGATATCAATGCCCTGTGATGCACCTGCTTTGGCTGCTAGGGCTGAACCGATTCCACCAATCAGGGATGCTGCGCCGCCTAATGCAGTACCACCTGCTCCTAAGGCATTAGCACCAGCAGCTTTGACACCAGCCATACTAGCTTCTTTTAATGTTATTTCATGAATCTGCATTTGTTTTCCTAACGGATCTGCTGAACTTTCCAGCGTCTTTTGTTCTTATTGCATTGAGCAATTTTCTAGTGAGATTTTCGGCTTGTTCAGCGCCGAACTCCTGCTCTATTTGTTCTACCAGTCTAATAGCGCTGGCTATGATGTTGTCTGCCCTGGTTTCGATAATAAGGCGACGATCACGCTCCACATACATGGAGTCTAGTTCTTCTAACAAGCTACGTGTCTTTTTTTGCATTACTCAAGGGCCTTTGGATTATTTAGCGGATTTAGAAAAACAATAAATATCAGTAACGTATAATTATACAAGGAATATACATGACAAGTCAAATTAACCCAAACGACATCGACGGTAACTATCCAGTAGCCGGCCAGCCCAATAATACCCAGGGCATGCGAGACAATTTTACCAATACCAAGACCAATTTCCAGTACGCTGCTGACGAAATTACTGAGCTGCAAACCAAGGGTCTTTTTAAGTCCGCATTGACTGGGACTACACTTGACAACAACATGAATGACAACTTGTTGTACGCTGCATTGATCCGGGATTTTAGTGCAACTGCTGTGGCCATTACTGCCACGTCCGGAACTGTTACTGTGGATTATGCAGCTGGACATTATCAGACTGTTGCGCCATCAGGTAATATCAGTTTGAGCTTTGCTAATTGGCCGGCTAGCACTACCTATGGGTACGTTAAATTGCAAGTGGTTGTAACCAATACATCATATACATTAGAACTGCCTGTTGCTGTTAGCCTGGGCACTAACGGTGTGCAAGGATATGCATCAAATGTGATTACATTTGCAGCCACTGGCACATATGAGTTTGCATTTGGCACAAAGGACAGCGGCACCACAATTACTATATTTGACTTGAATCGTCCGTTAAGTAGATACACAAATTCTTTTGGTTACACCACTGGAGCAGGCGGCACAGTTACACAGGCCTCAAGCAAGTCCACAGGCGTTACACTAAACAAACCAACTGGTGAAATTACTCTAAACAATGCTGCATTAGCTGCTGCTACCACAGTGAATTTTACATTAACCAATTCAGCTATTGCAAATACAGATGTGTTAGTTCTAAATCAAACTAGTACTGCTAATGCTGGCGGGTATCATTTCAATGCTATTTGTAACACAGGTAATGCACAAATTTCTGTACGCAATATCACAGCGGCATCCGCTAGTGATGCTGTAGTGTTACGTTACGCACTAATCAAGGGTGCGACGAGCTAATCAACTGATAAAATTCAGGAAACGTTAAAGCTAGATCTTGTTGTCGCAACAGGTCTAGCTTTTTTGTTGTGCTCCAGAATTTAGCCCATAACTCTGTTTGATTGTTCAAGGGCATGTCCATAAAGTCTAGTACGCTAGCAATTTGCGGACCTGCCGACTTTAGTTTTTCCCGCACCTGTGCTTTAACCGAATCCGGCAATACACGTACATTGATGTGTTCTGGATGATGCACCATGTTAAAGAAGCGCCCAATCTTTCTATCCGCAAAGTACTGCTGAATCTCATCCAGGTACCAGATATTGTAAGCACACACAGTAACACAGATGTTCATGCTGATGTTAGGGTTGTTGCGCACCAGCTCTTGATAACGATCCAGATTCTTTTCTACTGTGCTCCAAGTTTCTCCGTAGCGTATGTAATCAAAATGCGGGCCAATACCATCAATGCTGATATCCAGCGCCACATGTTTAAACTTGGTTAGGATATCAATGTACTTAGGATTCCAGATTGTGCCGTTGGTATTGATATGTAGACTTTGAGTAGGTGCAAGCCCTGTGTCCACAGCATGTTGCAGAATATCAAACACACGAGTTAACAGCATTGGTTCAGCACCGTAGATATCATAGTACTGGATTTCTCCTAGCCATTCCTGTAACTCTGCCCATAGTTCCTGATTGTCTTGATCATAACTGGATTTAATTCTACCCCAGCTAGCTAGATATTTTTTGTAATCTGGTTCTTGCTTGTGTGCTTCCAGTTCCCAGTAGTCTTTGTACCATTTGCTGGATACTTCAGGCCA